GGCTCAATACGCGTTGCAGTATTGTTCCAGAGGTCCGCGAGCTTCTCGAGCTCCTCGCAGAACTGGTACAATTCGGGAGGCTGGCCAAATTCGAAGGCCATGCCACGGCGCACCACCTCGGACAGTGGGCGGAGTAGGCGCGACGGGACGACAATGGCGGTCCCGGGTTGGATGTGGATTCCAGTGCTCATGCTTTCACCACACTGGCGCGGATGAATGGGTGGACATTGAAGATCTCGGTCGGAATCTCCACGCCTTGAGCGATCTGATGACGGAAAAGCGCCTTGAGACTCGACGCGTTGTACGTCTCGACGATCATGTCTTCGTATCCGCAGTCGCGGAGCCACTGCATCGCAGCTTCACGCTGACCTTCTTTGGTCGACGCGTAGATGTCAGCGGCAAGCTGAATACGCCCTACACCGTCGAACGTGGCATTCCGCAGACCGAGCGATTCCATCAACTCGGGGATCTCCTTCGTACGCAATGTGTCGAGTCGTTTATTGACCTCGGCCAACTGGTCCTCGAGGGTGGCTTTTTGCTCCTGCACCTCTTTGAGAGCGACACAAAGAATTCGCAACTGGTCCATCGACATCTTAAACTCCTATCAGCGATTTGATTGGCGCACGGTGTTGTCCGGTGGGCATGTGCCCATCGAAATTGAGGACGCGATAACGTCCTTCCTCGCGGCGCCACACGAGGAATCTGGGAACCTTGTTGGCTCGACCCAGCACCCAGCCGACGCTGAAGATCGCGACCGGCTGGCCGGTGGTCACCACGTAATCGGATCGTTCGTCGTAACGGTCGACGAAATCCAGAACGTCGGCATTCCAGACTTCCTGCACGGATGACTTGCCGTACATCGGCATGTCCCAGCGCGTGATGAATTCGATGTCTCCGAATTCAGACGCAGCGCTATAGTCGACCACGATCGGACCCGTCTCGCCACGGACCATCTGTTCTTTGATGATGTAAACCTTGGGCTGCATAGCTATTACCTATCAACTGAGACACCAGTATACCACAGCCGAGGACGGCACGCTAGTATTATTCACCAAGTAGGATATCATCTAACGTGACGCCGGCTTTGATGCGCTGAAGAATATAAGTCTCGATGTCCATCTTTTCACGTATAGATGCTATGATGGCCTCATCTACCGTGCGCTCAGCTATCAAGTCGACGATAGTGACGCTGTTTTTCTGTCCAATTCGGTGCGCTCGGTCTTCCGATTGTGCGCGGTCGATGTAGGCGTTTGTACCCGAATAGTATACCATTAGATCGTTTTCGCCGGAGATCAACGTCAACCCCAGGCCGGCAGCGCTCGGGTTTCCAATGAAAAATCGCAGCGTCGGATCGTCACAGTACCGATCTTCGATGGCCGAACGATCCTCCATCGCGGTCCCTCCGAAATAACATGCCACCGCGTCTGGGCCGTACAACTGCTGAAGCTGTGTCGCGATCGCCGTGATTTCGTGTGTGAAAGTCGACCAAATGATGAACTTGGTCCCTGCGCGATTGTCGTCGATCAACTCAAGCAGCGAATCGAGCTTTGGGTTATCCTTCAGCGGCTCGAGGATGGTGTCCGTGACCTGGGTGTCGATTCCGTCTATCTGGATGGTGTGCGTTTTTGCTCGTGGTAACCAGCCTCCGACAACCTGTCGGCACCGGAGAATCTTTTCGAGCGAATTTTCGACCTTGATCTGAGGAGCATTCGGATCTGAATCAGCCCCTCGGACGATCAGCCGCAACAGACGTTTTTGCTCGGATGTGATTTGAATGTAGCGTTCGGTCGGTATCTTCGGTGGTAGGTTGAGGACATCTTTGCCGACCTCGCACGTGTACGGGATCAGCAGGTTCATCAATTCGTCCATATGCTGGACTCCGACGATCTGTCGGTTTTCGTAGCCGCCCATCACAAGATATCGGGTCCTGTAGGCCCAATAGTCTCCCAGGCCGATGATGTTCGGGTCAAGGAATTCGAACTGAGACCACAGGTCCTGCACGCCCAGAGCGATCGGAGTGCCGTTGAGAATAAGACGATATTGAGCGACGGCACCGAGTTCGATAACACGTTTTGTGCGGATGGCTTCGGGATTCTTGATGCGACTGGATTCGTCGCAGATGATCATGATGCGCTTACCATTCGCGAAGAAGGCACACACCGAATCATAGAGCGAGGTGGAGACACCCAGACCTTCGACCGATACAGCCAACACCTGGAGCGTGTCGGTGGGACGATCCGCGCAAAACTCGGCGTACCAGCGTCCGGACGTCCCATGGATCTTGAAATCGTAGGGTCCGGTGGCGTATTTCGCGAATTCTTTCAACCAAGTCCTGCGTAAGGTGGACGGGCAGATGATCACGAGAGCGTCGATTTCACCACCGCGCCAGCGAGCCATCGCAAGGTGGATGGCCGCAAATGTCTTGCCCGTGCCCATCTTTGCGAACCATGCTGATGCTTTCAGTCCGTAGGACAGGTCGAGCATTTTGTCTTGATGCTCCATCGGCGTAAACCCGGTCGGCGATTTCTTGAAATCGTAGAGATGGCGCGGAAACGGCACGTAAACGGGCTTAGCCATCAATGCTTCGTGATTTGTGACAGCGCGTTTTGCTTCATCGTCGAAGAGAATGTCATATTTGTTCTTGATCTCGTTCAGATGATTGATGTTCGATTTCAGCAGTGGGACGCGCCACGTTTTCGACTTCGGGTCGAATCGGCGGCTGGGAAAACTGCGTAGGACGTCCACCAAATGGAATGGTGATTGAAAGACGAGACGCTTTGATTTTTGGTCGTAGGTGACCTTGATCTGATTATTCATGGTTCTTTCCAATCCACATGCCCAGCAGCAGCGCCACGACGGCAATGATGGCAAGCTCCAACTTCAGGGTCTGAAACACCTTGGTGTACTCCATACATTCTGCGGGGATCATGTCTTGCCTTTCTCTGCGAGCATGGCGTCGGCAAGTCGATATGCCTCAAACGCCATCGCTGCTGGTTCACCTTCATACGTCATGTCGACGTACTGCGTGTACATTAACGATTGCATCGCCTTCGCCGCGAAGTAATCGCGCAGGGTCATTCCGGCAGCAATTCTGTTGAGATGGTCGTGCGGGAACGCCGGTCCTCCGGTGTCTTTCATTTCTGCTCCTCCACCGGCTCATAGATCGCTGCGAAGATGTCAGGCTTGCAGGGGTAGCGTTCGCCCTTGATGCCTGTGATGATCCAGTCGCCGGGTGTAACGAACATCGGCCCCTCAAGGGTATCGATTTTCGGACGGCCACTGAGGCACCCTATAAAAACGGCGGGGTGGTCGCCGTTCTTGAACCACTGCGTGGCCTCGATGACCATAGACTTCTTGCGGAATTTCATGGCTTGCTCCTCTCCTTGCAGTTGTCTTCCTGTTCAAATGGCACTCCGATCAGCGTTTTGCCACAAAAGCAGCAATAGCACATGTCGTTCTCGGATGGTGTGCCGTCGTTGATCAAGAAGGTACGCCCACAGCCAGTGTCCCAGGCGTCAGATGATTCGTCCTCCTGTGCCCACTCACACTTATCCGGCTGCGCCAGTGCAGCGCGGAGATGCTTTACTTCAATCTCGGCACGTTTCTGGATCCAGAGGATGTTCTTGGCTGCGGACAATGCTTCTAGTGTCTCCAGCGCCTGCTGGGCGGCTTGTCTCCAGTCAGTCATGTTCCGGCCCCAGACTGTTGAATTCGTCGATGCCGTTCAGCTTCTCACCGATCTCGAATTCGAGCTGGCTGATGTTCAGCTGCGGGTAAACGTCGGGGTTTTCCCACCCTTTGCCGAAATCAACGGCAATGATTTCGATGCTGGCCGGGGAGCCTGGGTGATCGCGGGTCGTTGGCTCACCTCGGTCGTAGTCGTAGTCGACCTTAAACGGCACACCGTCGTCGGTTTCGAACTGGAAGTGGTCGGGGTACTTCACGATCGGTTCTCCTTGGAGATGCGATTCGGGCAGTGGGTCCAGGAATCCGCGAGCGAGGGAGGAGCGATCTTTGGCTTCGTCCAATCAGCATTCCAGCGACGCTCACAATCTTGACAGCCGACGAACATAATCGGCACACCAAATACTCGACTGCTGTCATATCCCATGACAAGACCGGCACACGACGCGGGTTTTTCCATCTCGAGACTCCTATGGACTAAGTAAGCCCCTTAGGGGGGCTAGTCCTCTCGGGGCAGAGATCAGGCGGGCTGCGTGGCCTTCGCGACGCGTGCTTCACGCTTGGCGTTGGCAGCAGCCAGACGCGATTCGACGATGGCGGTATGGCCACCGGCGTCGCGAAGTTCGCGGATTGCGTCCAGGGTCACGATACCCTTCTTCAGCGCACCACGCAGACGATTGCGCAGGTTCATCGACTGCTGACCGATATTCAGCCGAGCGTACGGGTTGGCCTCCAGGTTGAGCGCACGCATCGCGATCGCCACGACACCCATGGGGTCGACCGCATCGAAGACCTCAGCGATCTGGTCGGTCGACCTTTCTTC